TTCTAGAATAGTTGTTCTTGATAACGTGTCAGGTGATGCGTCAGTAACTGTGCCTAAACCTACTTCAAATTCTGTACCACTGTCGTTTACAATAGCATAGTAAACAGTATTACTGTTACCAATACCTGCTACAAAAGTTTGAAAACCAGATACGGCACCCGCTAAATTTAATGTGCCTGTCCCGGTTGTTGTTGAGGTTTCTTTTACTCGATCGTTAAGAACTAACGCCATCTATCCTCCTACGACAATCTTAATATAGCATTACTCGAATCGTTTGCAGGGAACTGAATTGTGAAAGTTCCAGCCGTAGCTGTAAAGTCTCCACCAAAATCTAAAACTAAAACAGAATTATTTCCAGAAGCTGCACCACCACTTGATTGGTAAATCTGTGCGTATCTTGCTGTGAAAGTTGCAGTTGTCCAAGACGTGTCGTCAAAGTCAACAAAAGAAGTTGATCCTGTTCTTCCTACAGCAGGGTTTGCTAAAGTATTACCACCAGCGGTGTAGTTTGTTCCTGATATTTGGTTTGTTGTGTTGTATGATGTTGGATCAGATACAGAAACAGTTTTAGATGATGTATAAAGAGCTATTTTATAAGTGGCACCACCATCAAAGTCATGGTTACCTTTCAACAGTTCTTCCTTAAAAACATCAGATATTACATTTGCCATTTATTTTCTCCTTATGGGTTTCCAGATGGAATAGGTAATCTAACAACTCCATCCTTATATTCGTCCCTTCTTCTGCGTCCTATTTGTTCAGCAGCTAAAGGTGTTAATAGTTCCTGATATGATTGAGTATACATACTAGCCATATTAGGGTTTTTTAGAAACTTAAAAGCTTCCGCAAGGCAGGCATACAACAACAATGTAGGCATGTTATTGCTGACCCAAGTAGTAGTTGTACTTGAGGACAATCCTGTTGGTAGCGCGTTATACGCTAGTTCAATAGTATATGCTGCATTTGGAGCTGGAGCAAGAATTATTGTGTCGTTGTCCCAGTTTGCATAGTATTTTGGCAATCCCGTTGCAGTTCTATCAGACCTATATTCGTTCATAAAGCTAGGGTCTCTTTTGTCCAAAAATACTCTTTCATTAGCTGTAAGGCTAGATCCAGATAAACCAGAGGTTCCAAATATATTTATATATCTAGTATATTCAAAATCAGTGGGTATCGCTCCTGGCATTGAAACAAAAGCATCTCCCGCAGTTAAAGTAGCAGTTCTATATTTTCTAAAAACATCTAAATCTACTTGTCTAAATATCTTTAATTCAGCATGTTCTATAAAATCATTAACAATAGTTGTGGTAAGAACATTACTGTCTGTTTCTGTATAATCTCTAATTTGTGTTACTAATTCAGCGTATGTGGTCATGGTGTTATAGTAGTGGGCCCAGCGTAAGCTCGACCACCCCCTCCTTTTAAATTACCTGTTGTTGCCGTATCTGTTGCAACAGTGAATGTATAAGTATTATCATCAACTTTGGTTATTGTATACCCAGCAGATCGATTAATGTTTGTAGCTGTTATGCCATCAAAACTAACAACATCATAAAATCTAACGGTATCTGAACTAGATCTTCCATGACTAGGGTCAGTTACAGTAATTACACTAGTTCCAGAGTTTGCTGTTTTAAGAGCATTTAATGGTAAAAGAATAGGTGCCGCCGTTTCTATTCTATCTGGTCTTGCATTTTGTAAGCCTTGTTTGTCAGGTTTGTGTGATTTTAATTCTAGCTGTGGGTGTTTTGACTCGAACTCAGATTTGTGAACTAAAGACCCATTCCATTCTTTTACCATTTCATTGTATGGAAAAGCCATGCCACTGCGATCAGATATTGCTTTTGATTTTTTTCCTGTTGCAAAATTAGACATTTGGGTAATAAGCCTGTGGTGTTATGTGTGTGCTTGTTGAAGAACCATCTTCAGTTAAAGCACGGTTTAATTCATCTTCGTACAAAAGTTTCATTTGTTGCACTAATTCTGGTTTATATTTTTGTGATAAATAAAAAGCTAAACCAGAAACCATACAAGGAACAAAACGATAAGGGACATCTGTTGAATTAGTATATGATCCAGCATCTTGTATTCTTTTAACAAAATACAAATGCATATCTCTACTAGAAGCTGTGCTATCAGGTGTTGGGTATACAAAAATATTTACACGATCAATTAGTCTTTGCACATAATATTGAGTAGGTTGCCCTGTAGTCAATTTGTTTGCTAAACCAGAATATGTTGATCTGCTTATTTTTGTCATAGCAACATCTTGTTGTGATGTTTGTGTTCTATTTGATCTATAGGTAGCTTCAAGAATATCGTCTAGACCATAAACACCATTTGTTGGTGTGGTCACAGAACTTGTGCCATCAGAACTTGCTCTAAAAAAAGTGTAAGTGTTTTGGTTTTCTATTAGATCAATATTAGTTTCATCTATTTCCCAATAGTGAAGTCCTCTATTACCCCACTCTTGAAACATAATGTTTATTGATCTTCGAGCAGATTTAATTTGGTATCCATCTAATTGAGTCACACCAATTCTTTGATAAGCTTCCTCTACTATCTCATCGATAGCAAAAGTTTTATCGAACGTCGCTGTTCCTGAAGTAGTGTTTGCCATTAGCTACTCCTATTAATAAACTTTAAGCCATTCGCAAGTAATAGTTGCCGAATCACCAGATGTACATGCTGGGAATACAAACTTAACACTACCAGTTACACCAGTTGCGTTGTTGTTTTTAAGACCACCTATAGAACTGTAATCTAAATACCCGTCACCTTCTAAAGTTAAGAAAGTTGCATCTGTATCTGCGTCCCAAACTAATCTAACTGAATCTACTTTTGCAGTCATTGAAACGCTATACCACACTTTGTTTAAAACAACTTTACTTAAAGAAGTTCCGTCTGAACGTTGGTTAGCGGCTGCTGTAGCGTCAACAATTGTTGTTGTGCCACCTGTGCTGTCTGAAACGTTATTGTAATGAGTTACTAATTTTCTATCACCACTAAATAATGTTTGATTTAATACTACGTCTGCCATTTTTTCCTCCTACTAAAGAGTAGGGGCCATTACGCCCCTACTCAGAGTTAATTATTATGCAAATGGTGTTGCTAAAGTTCCGTCTCCGAAAGTAAAGCCATTCATTTGCCATACTGCTGTTGCACTGCCTTGTCCACCTGTTGCGATGCCCAAACAATCAATAACGCCGCCTACAAATCTTCCTTTTGTATCAGCATCCATAGTCATTTTGTCATCATCAGATCCATCAGCATGAAATTGTTTCAAGCTAACTGTGCCTGGTGCATCTTTATCAGATATAACAATTGTAGAACCAGCTGTAAAAATATCCACTGCTGCTGCAGCATCAATTGAAAAAGTCCCTGTAAAAGTTGTACCAATGATAAATTTATAATGCAAACCAGCCGCTGCAGTTGGTAAAGTTATTACTATACCACCAGCTCTGTTCATTAGAAATGTAGTTCCTGTGTCTGCTGCTGTTAAAGTTTTAGTAGCTGCAGTTACATTTTCTACATCTTTGATTAAGTTAGTTACACCAGCAGTTTGTGCTAGGTTACCACTTGAATCAACAGTCACTTGATCCGTAATCACACCAGTTGATGAGTTTTTAGATATTTGTTTAAAACCACCTTCTGATCTGACCGGACCGCTAAAAGTTGAATTAGCCATATTATTAGTCTCCGTTTCCGTCAGCACAGTCTAAGACATTGTCTACTGCACGAGTCTATACTGACTATTTGTAAGTATGCAGTATCTTGAATATACGCTTTTAATGTAGTGATTGCAAATAAAAAGGGGCGCCGAAGCGCCCCTAATTAATAAGATTATAAAACTAAATCTTAACTTGATCCTGGTGAACCAAAAATACCACGCCAGTCAGATGCGCCGAAGCTGTATCTTTCTCTAGCTTTGTATCTCATGTTACCTGTATCAAAATCACCTTCCATTGCAGTTTTTAAAGCTGCTCTTTGGAAGTGTTTTAATCC